AACTAAAAATGTTAGTGGAACAGATGTAACTACTCCTATAACAAATTTTACCTATGGTTCATATATTAATTTAGCTAAATCATATAATACAACTACAAAAGTATATTTAAAACAAAATATAAACATAAAAGATGGAATGATATTAAAAATAAATGATGAAAGCCAAGAAATATTTTCATATGATGTTAATACTGGATTGGCTATAGTTAATTCTCCGTTTAGTTCAGTACCTACTTCTGAAGATAAATATAGTATATATTCTGATTTTATAGAATTAACACCAGAAAATATGTTATATGTAAGGGCTTTACCTAGTGTATCTATTACAAATTTTGAAAACCCTTTATCTTCTAAAGAATATACTTTTAGAGGTAATTATTCACAAAGTGACAATGTTCCTTTGGTTTATTATAAATGGGATTTATATTCTGTCACAAATTCTGGACAATCATTAATTAAAACTACGGGAAAGGTTTATAGTGCCAATATTCAATTTTATTATGATGGTTTTAAAAGCGGAGAAACTTATAATCTTGTTTTAACTTGTGAAAATGAGTTTGGTGTTGAAGCTAAGGCTCAAACTAATATGAACGTCCACTATGATGTTTTAACGTATGAAGAACAACCAGTGGCAGAACAAACAGGCGAAGAAGGAATTAGAATATCTTGGATGACGGCCACTTCAACAGAACCATATTCTATTTATACAAAAAATGCTTATGGATATATCCAATCATCAAGCAATTCATCTACAGAAATATGGTTAGAAAGAGGGCAAAGGATTTCTCCTGGTCAAAAAGTAATAATAGGCGCATCTGAAATGGAAGGAGTTATTTTGACTTATGATATTAATACGGGTCTTACAACTCTTAGTATTGGATTGCCTAGAATTCCAACATATGGAGAATACTATTATATATTATCCGAGCCAGATTATGACTTAACCGGAATAAATATTTTAGAGGATACACCATATTTAGGAGTTAATTCTGCTGAAATAGGAGATAATCATTTAATATATGAAAAAACTAGTGGATTTGCTCCATTCCCAGAAGAATACTTTTTGACAATGCAATTTTTATTAGATGATAATTTCTTTTATGGAGATAATAATACTTTCAATGATATGGCTCTAATAGCTCGATATGAAGGAAATGACCCTAATGGGACAGAAGATTTAATGATTATGGCTAGAAATTATTCATTTGCGGCTATAACCCCTAGCAAAGAAAATGACTCTTTGGTTATAGGAACTATAACTGAAATTGAAGAAGACGGAAGTGCTATGTATATTTCTGGAGTAGACATAAATACGGATATTCAAAAATATTTATGTTTAGTGGAAACTTCTTATGTTGAATATATACAAGAATATGATGCCGAAAATCATAAAATAATTTTTGGTAAACCACTGCCAGAAGAGGAAAGACCATCAATAGGAAGTAATTTCTTTTTATATGATACTGTAGAATCTTTATATTATGATGATGCAAATAATGTATTTTGTATTCAAAACACAAACATTATAAATCCTTATTCTGATTATATATGGACTGATTTTGGAATATGGAATGATAGTTATTATTGGGTAGAAGGCGGAACTCCTATTGGAAGGGCTGCCAATACTTGGTGGAAAGTTAGAGTGACGCCATCTGGTATGATGATACAGAAAGGAGGGGTATAATAAATGGGAATGTTAAATAAAGCAACTTTCTATAGTCACGTTACTTTAGATTTTGCTCATTTAGAGGAAAAATATGGAGATTTTAATTCTGATATATTTGTCAGCAACTATAGGCCTGTGGCTAAAAATTATACCCGTTCTTTAGTTTGTTTTGAAGACGGAAATGACTCAAAAGGTGTTTCTAGTGACGCTTTAGGTTATACTTTTTCTATATATAGATGCGAAAATGATAGCCCAGAAATTGTTCCAATTTATACTACTAGCGCTGGACAATTATCTGTTGTTGATTATAATGTAAGAAATCAACAAAAATATCAATATTATGTATTTAAAGAAAATGATGAGGCTATTTCAAAAGCTTTATTATCTAATGAAATAAATACTTGTTGGTGGGATTATGCGGTTATAGGATTAACCCCAGAAAATGTAGAAGAAAATATTTATAAAGTTAATAAAGATGATGTCTGGTTATTTAGGTCTAATGTTTCTAGTGACCAAACTTCTCAAAACTTTGCAAAAACAACATATCAGAATTTAACGAAATTCCCACAAGTATCTATAGGAAAATCTAATTATGCAACAGGCTCTTTTAGTGGACTAATAGGGCAAGTTACAAATAAAGGATATGAGGAAAGTCCTTTATTATTAGAAAAGTGGAATGACTTTTGTGCTAATTCTCAACTTAAGTTATTTAAAGATAGAAAGGGACATAAATATATTGTAGATATAACGTCAACTTCTAGTAGTGTGGCTGATGAAACAAGAGAACAAGCTACTACAGTTTCGGTTAATTGGACTCAAGTATCTGACAGTGAAGATTATGTTATAATTGGTGATTAATTATGGCTCAATCTATTTATCAAATTCAAGCCTTAGCCGATATAGCACATCAATATTTAACAACTGCTTATGGAGAATATTTAATTATATCAAGTACATCTAATTATGATTTAAATGCGTTAGAGAGAGCTTTAGAAAGTGGAAAATATGAAGCTAGATTTAGATTATATTCTTTATATCCAGATGAAAATATTAATTATGAAATTCCACAAGAAGATATAATAAATGATTCGGGAAATTATACCGAAAATTATCAAAATGGTCAAAGAAGAAATTTAAATATAAACTTAGTAAATAAGAGTGGTAAATATACTCCAAGTATAAATACAATTTGGGTTCCACATAAATTTAGATTTGATATAGGAATTCAATTTAATAATGAAACTTTTTGGTTTCCTAGAGGAATTTATATAATGAGTAACCCAACATCAACTCACGCAGATTCTGATAAACAAGTTAGTTTATCTTTAGTTGATAAATTTGCCTTATTAGAGGGTAAAATGGGAACTCTTGAGGCTACTTATGAAATACCTGCTGGTACAGATATAAGAGAGGCTATTGAAGGGATTTTAACTATTGATACTGGTAGCGGTTATCCTTTAGATTTAAAACCAATTATATACGACCATTCATTTGAAGGAAGAGTAACTCCTTATACCCTAAGTAAAGATGCTGGTTCAACTTTTGGGGAAATGATACTAGAATTGGCAGATATGCTTGGAGCAGAATGTTTTTATAATGACTTGGGTAATTTATGTTTTATCCCAATTAATGAAACAATTATAGATGAAAATAAACCAGTAATATGGAATCTAAGTGACCAAAAAAGAGAATTTTTAGCTTCAACAACTACCTATGATTTTGAAGGGGTTATCAATGAAGTAAATGTTGTTGGAGATAATATTAAAAGTAAAATCGTGTCTGCTAGGGCTCGAAATGAAGACCCTGCGTCACCTATATGTATTCAAAGAATAGGAAGACACGTTCAATATATAAATGATGCCGCCATATATACTGATAAATTAGCTCAAGATAGAGCTGATTATGAATTAAGAAAAGCAAGTATATTAGGTACATCTGTTTCTATTACGACATCTTTTAATCCATTAATATTTGTTGATAATATTATAACGATAGAAGATGAATTTTATAATTTTAAAAGAGAAAGATTTTTAGTTCAATCTATAAGTTATTCTATTGGACAAAGCAATCAGATGACATTATCTGTTTCTAATGTTCAGAATGCTAATGCTATTGATGACGATACTAAGAGATATTTAGCAGATAATTCTCATAACTTTATCACAACGGCTTATGGAGAATATTTATTAGTTAATGGGAGGTGATAGCCGGTGAATATAGATTTAAACTACATTTCACAATTTAAATCAGTTATAGAAGATATTGTGGATACTGAAATAAAAAATGCCGGTATCACTACCTATATAGCGGCTATTGTTCAAAAGATAAATGATGACGGAACTGTAGATTGTTATTTACCGCCAGATAAGAATAATTTGGTAACTGGCATTTTTAATAGATGTGGAGAAATATTATATGTAGGAGACAGCGTTGAAATTGCTACAAAAAATGGTTCTCTAACAAACGCTTGGGTATTTGTAAAACACGGTACTAATATTATAGGTTATCAAAAAGATATAGATGCCTTTGGAACATCTGTTGTATTAAAAGTTGCCAATGGAAGATTAACGACTACGGCTTTAGCTCAAGACGCTTCATTAGGCAATTCATTTACAATCGTATCTGATGATATAAATCTTGATGGTATGAATATCAATTTAAATGGTTCAAGAGGAATAACAATTTCTTCCCCATATTTCAATGTTACAAAAACTGGGTGGATTACTTCGACAGGCGGAACTATCGGTGGATGGGAAATCGGACAAACTAAATTATCTAGTGGTTCCGGTTCAAATTATGTAGCATTAGATAGCGGAACATCTGGAGAAAATAATGCTATTTGGCTTGGAGCTACAAACTCTAGTAATGCACCGTTTAGGGTTACTAGGGCAGGAGGATTAACCGCTACAAGCGCTACGATAGAAGGAAGTGTAACTGCTAATTCTGGTCAAATTGGTAATTGGAGTATTTCAGACGGAGCAATTAAATATAATAATAATATTTATTTGGGTTCTGATGGAAATGTAAAATTTGGTTCAAAATTTAGTGTAAATACTGCTGGAGAGATTACTGCCTCCGGAGGAACTATTGGCGGATGGACAATAAGTGATAATGCCTTATACACGGCTAACAATAATTATTATTTAGGAACAACTGGAATAACCGCTTCAATAGGAGGAACTTCTCGCTCTAATTTAATATTTAAAGCTGGAAGTAATTTTGGCGTTGATTCATCTGGTAATTTATATGCTAATAATGCCAATTTATCTAGTGCAACTGTTTCCGGTACTGTTAATGCTACATCAGGAACATTCTCTAATGTAACAGTTACAGATACTTGTACCGTTCCAGCATCAACCGTAACAGGTACTTTATCAACAAATAATATACCAAATTTAAGCGCAAATAAAATTACTACAGGTACTTTAAATGGTAATAATGTAAGTGTCACAAATCTTAGCGCTTCAAATATAACAGGTGGAACATTAACTGCTGCAAGTATTAGTTTAAATAGTGGTACTGTTAAATTAAGAACCAATGGTCACGTTGAATTTACTAATGGAGTCGGGTTTTTCACGATGGGGCCAGAATATGGTGGAGCAACAGGTACAACGCATCCTTATGTAAGTAGGCTTAATATTGCAGCCGGTTCTAACATTATTTCTTTTAGAAGTAGTGAAAGTATAGGTTCAACAGGAAGCCAATTAAATTCAATTACTTGCTCTGGTAATTATTTAAATATAGGGAGCTCAGACAGTTCTCAAGGAGTACAAATTATAGCAAGAAATAGTCACGGCGTTAATATAAATGGTGGTTCTGGTTCTGCTTGGATTAATATTGCCGGTACTACTATTACTGGTTCTGGAGGAGCATCTATGTTTGCAAACTCTAATTGTGCTTTTGTACCAGCTAGCGGTTATTATGCTTATGTAGGAAGCACAAGTTCAGCAGGTAATAGAATAAAAACTGACTCAGGAGGCCCATCTAGTCTTAATGTTAAAAAGAATTTAAAAACACTAGACAAAGAATATGATTTATTATATAAAGATATTCAAAAAATAGGTGCTTACAATTATGAATATAAATATAAGGGTGTTAAAGATAATTTAACAAAAGATTATGGTTTTATAATTGACGAAATCGAAAACACAAAACATTTATCAAAATATTTTAGAAATTATGACACTAAAAGATGGATAGATGGTGACACTTTAAGAAAACAAACAAATGATGAAGAAGATTTGTCATATCTAAAAGAAATAAATATAAAAGAATGGGAAAGTGACTCTTATATTAAAGGATTGTTTGTAATGATTAAAACATTACAACATAAAATAGATGAATTAGAAGAGAAAATAGAAAAGGGGGATTAATATGCCAGAAATTTTATGGATTACTATATCTTTAATTTGTTTAATGATTGCTAATATTATTATTGGTAAAAAGATTGCAGATTTTAAAGATGAATATAATAAGGAAAAATTTGTAGGAGGAATAAGTAAAGCCTTCTTTACTTTAGTTGGGCTTGCGCTTATTTATGTGTCAACTCTTGTTTATCCAATGGAAGTGGCTGAAATAAATGGACAAATGGTTACAACATTGACTGGCACAACAATCCTACTAAAAGCGGCAAATTTAATTTATGCTGGTAAAGTTTTACTTAAAATAAAAGATATATTTCAAGTAAATATTCCAGTTAATAATGTAGATACAGAAGCCGCATTAGAAAATAAAAATGGTATAAAAGGAGGAAAATAATATGGCACAATTATCAAGTGAAGAAAGAATAGCTCGTGTTGAGCAAGCACCAGTAGAGGTGCAAGTAATGGTTGCAAAAGCATTTTTAAGAGATGATATTGATGATGAAGATGTTCAATACTTATTTAATGCTGATACACCAGAAGAAATGAATGACCCGGAGGCTAATGTTGAAATTGAAAATTTAAATGCTGATGAACCAGAAGGAATTGGCTCTGCGGGTTTTACAATGAGAACTACTAGACCATCAAATAATAAAAATTATATTGTGACTGGTTCTGGTGGTTGGAATACTTGTATTAAAGGTAATCCAACATATGCTCCAGCTAATGCGTTGGCAAATTGTGTTGGTTATGCAAGCGGAAGATTTAATGAAATAATTAATATAGCAAGAGATACAAGTGGTTGTACTTATAAAACATTAAATTGTAATGCAATTAATTTTAAAGAAAGAGCGGAAGCAGCGGGATTAAAAACTGGTTCTACTCCAAGACGTGGAGCTATTATGTGTTGGGGTAATTCAGGCGCTGGTCACGTTGCTATAGTAGAACGTGTTGATTCAAATAATCAAGTATATACTTCAGAATCAGGTTGGGGTTCTAGTGCTATTTTCTGGAACTCAACTAGAAGTAATTCTAATGGTAGATGGGGATTGGCTTCTAATTATTATTTTAGATGTTTTATTTATTTACCAGATGATGTTCAAAAGTTAATAGATGGTAGTCCAACTCCAACACCACAACCTACACCAAGTGATAAATTTAATATTGGAGACAAGGTAGTTATTAATGGGCCTTTATATGTTAGTTCAAATGCTGCTAGCCCAAGCGGAAGTGTAAGCAATAAAGTAACTAATATAACAAGAAAAGTTCCAGGAACAGCACATCCATATAATACAACTGGGGATTTAGGATGGATGAATGAATCTGATATTAAAGCATATACAGAACCAACTCCAACTCCTACTCCAGCTCCAAGTACAGGATTAAAGGTCGGAGATAAGGTTAAAATAATTGGCACAGGAAAAGCTTCATCATATGGAGATAATCCTACTGCTGGTGGAATTGGTTGGAACAGAGAAATATTAAAAATCTGGGATGGAAGACCATATCCTTATCAAGTTGGTAATTCAACTGGAACAACAGGATTTTACAAAGAAAGTTCTTTACAAAAACAATAAAATGAATAAAGGGGCTTTATGCCCCTTAAATTAGAATAATAGAGGAGGTAAAGTATGGCAAAACAAACAATCAATAATCTTGAATCTGCATCTACTGTTAGAAGCAAGATTAATGGCAACTTTACAGAATTATATGAACAAAAAGCTGATAAATCTCACGCTTTTACTGATTCTAGTTTTGGTGCTGCTTCAAGCACATTATATGGACACGTAAAAATTAATGTTGCCAATGGTTTAAGTGTTAGTGATGGAATAGTCAGTATGGCTTCTGCCTCTACGACTAATGTCGGTGCGGTTCAACTTGTTGACTCACTTACCTCAACCGATTCTTCGAAGGCATTGTCTGCCTCTCAAGGAAAGGCCTTAAGTGAAAGTATAACATCACTACAAGATAATACTCCTCCAAAAAATCACGCAGTAGCAACAACTGATTATGGTGTGGCTACAAATTCTTTATATGGCCACGTAAAAGTTGCATCTGGAAATGGTTTAAATTTTGATAATGGAACAATTTCTTTTAGTGCGGCTTCTACAACTACTGCTGGTGCGGTTAAATTGGAGGATAGTTTAAATTCACAATCATCCACAACTGCATTAACGGCAAAACAAGGATATTTATTAGACCAAAGTAAGCCAAATGTTTATAGTGGAACGACTTCTCCATCAAGTAGCTTAGGTAGAGATGGAGATATATATTTATTATTAGAAAATTAGGGAGGTGTAAAATATGGCAGCAATTTCAGAATATCCTTTAACAAATACCGGGGCGGAAGTTCAAACAGCTATAGATGATGCTTTGACTACGCTACCATATCAAATTGGATTGAAGGCTAATTTAGCCGATGTATTAACAAAAACAAACACAACTGCTTGGACACCTACTGGCGACTATCAGCCAGCTACGAAAGCTTATGTAGATACGGTTAGACCTACCGTAACTATAGGACAAACCGTTACTGGAAATCCAGGAACAGATGCCAGTGTAACTAATAGTGGAACTGATAGAGATGCCATCCTTAATTTTACAATTCCAAGAGGGGATACGGGTGCAGCAGCTGGTTTTGATACTCCAGTAGCTTCAGTAACAACTTTAACACCTACAGAACAAGCAACTGTTTCTATAGTGGCTACAGGGCCAGATACGTTGAAAAAATTTGATTTTAGATTTGGCATTCCTCAAGGAATTCAAGGTATTCAAGGAGTTCAAGGATTTTATGTTAATTCCGTCGTAAGAACTTCTGGAACTGGAGCAGCAGGAACTACTGATACATACACTATGTATCTTAATGATGCTGGTCAAACTCCAGCGGGAACATTTACTGTATATAATGGTACTAATGGTACCGGAGCTGGTACAGTAACAAGTATAGGATTACAAAATGTTTCAGATAATTCATTAACTATTACTGATACGCCTATAACTAACAATGGAGTTATTAAAATTAGACATAAAAATTCTATAACAGCTCAAACAACACAAGCAGTTTATCCTATTACTATCGATAATGCGGGACACATCACTGGATATGGAAGTGCCCAAAGTATAGGAGATATGTTTAAAGAAATTTATGACACAGATAATAATGGAATAGTAGATGGGTCTGAATCTTTACACGACGAAGATAGTCAAGTATGGTTCAGTTTAGATTAGAGGTGATTTAGATGGCGTCTGGAACATTATGGAATGAGAAGACTATTCACAGCGGTCAACCAATAGTTGTTTCAACCGCTACTTATGAATATGAAAGAGTAGGAACTCAATTAAAAATAAAAATAGACACTGCTAATCATTGTACTAGCACCGGAGCATATTGGGATTGGAGATGGGCTTTTAAAGTTACTGTTAACGGAACTGATATAGCTTCCAACATACAACTAAAGCCAAGAACATATTTAAATATTATAGGAAGAACGGTTTATAGTGGTTCTACTGGATGGGCAACCGTTGATATTGGTGGAGCTACAGAAGTTAATATTTCTATTACTTATTTTGACACAGAAGCAAATAATAATTCCAAAATGCGTTCAGTAATGGGGTCTGGTTCTTTTACTTTAAAAGGAATTCCAGCCTTACCATCTGTTTCTTTAAGTGCAAATCAATCATATCCAAATAAAACAAATAATTCTATTAAAGTTAATTATTCTGTGACCGGAAATTATGAATATGTTAGAGTTTATTTAGACGGTCAAAAATATAAAGATGTTACAAGTAGTCCTTTTAATGTAACTGGATTATCTCCTAACACAACACATAAAATTTATGCCAAAGCTTATGGTAATGGAGCTTTTGGTAGTGATAGTAATACAATTACTTTTACTACATATTTAACTCCTTCTTCTGTAAGTTCATCAAGTGTTGGAGAAATAGACCCATTTAATGCTACTGCATATTGTGGTTCAAATAATAACAATAATACTTCTTTATATGAATATGCTTTATGTGATATAAACAAAAATGTAATACAAGGGCCTTTTACAACTAAAAATTCATATTATAATTTTACCGGATTGGATGAAGAAACATCTTATTATATTAGATATAGAGTTCAATCAAAAGATTCTGGTGCGTGGTCTAATTATGTATATAGTCCATTATTTACCACACCCGCCGACCAAGCTCGCTCATATTTGAAAGCAAATGGTTCTTGGAAAAAGGGAAAAACATTTTATAAAAATAATAATGAATGGAAAAAAGTTAAAAAGGCTTATATAAAAATTAATGGACAATGGGTATTGGCCATTAATGAATACTAAAAGAAAGGGGGAAGAAAATAATGAAACCAGATAAATTAAGAAAAGATATTTCTATATTTAAAGGAACAAGCAAAGAGATAGAAATTTTATTTAGAATGGGATGTGAACCATATGAAATGAAGGACGAAGATACTCTTATATTGCAAGTTATAGATTATAGGAATAATGATTCTGTAGTTATAGAAAAAGAAGCTCAAGGCGATAGTTATTTTTCATTTATTCCCTCCGATACTGAAGAATTAAATGTGGGATTTTATAGATGGAATGTTAAATTTAAACCTCAAGATAGTGAAGATATATATGAGGTAATCTCACCTAGTATTTTTCATATAAAGGCGGGTGAATAAAATATGGACGAAAAAACAATGTGGAAAGATTTAGGCAAAGAGCCTGAATGCAAAGATAAAGATATTATTTTTGTTGATGATATAAGAGATTCTGAAATAGTAAGACCAATGCCTAGTAGAACAGATAATTATAATAGATTAAAAAATAAACCAGAAATTAATGGTGTTGTTTTAGAAGGCAATAAAACTGCGGAAGATTTAGGGATAGATGTGGCTGATGCTAATTATGTTCATAAACAAACAGAATCTTCTAACGAATGGATTATCGTCCATAATTTAAATAAATATCCTGCTGTTTCTATTATAGACAGCGCAGGAGATGAGGTTGAAGGAAATGTTCATTATGATTCCGTCAATCAAATAACAATAACTTTTGTTGGGGCCTTTAAAGGCACAGCAACATTAAATTAGAAAGGGGAGAAATGAAAAATGGCAAAGAGTTTTTTAGTTGACATTAATTTAAACAAAAATGAATTACAAAATGCCATAGTACAAAACTTAGCTTCTAATCCAAGTAATCCTAAACCTGGTCAAGTATATTTTAATACTACCACAAATAGATTTAGAGTTTATACCGGAACAGATTGGGATGAAATGGGTACAGGAGGAGGAACTGTAACTAGCGTAGATGCAAGTAATACAGATGGCTCATTAACTATTAGTGGAAATCCTATTACTACATCTGGAACAATTAATATAGAACACTCAAATAATATAACAGCCGTTACAACTTCTGGAATTTATCCAATTAAAGTTGATAGAAACGGACATATTACTGAAACTGGAACAGCATTAGGAAATGTTTCAACTACAGCAGCTGGTTTATTACCAGCATTTAGTTCTGCTAACCAATCATCTACAGCTGTAGCAACAAATGATTATATTTGGGATGCAACTACAAATAAATATTCAAAATTACCAGCAAACGCATTTAAGGATACTACTTATACAGATGGTACAACTGGTTATACATTAAAGGCAAAACAAGATGGTTCTGGAAACGTAATTACTACGACTTATGCACCATTAGCAAGTCCAGCATTAACTGGAACTCCTACTGCCCCAACAGCTGCAACTGGAACAAATACTACTCAAATAGCAACAACTGAATTCGTTCAAAGTGCTATTTCTGATTTAGAAGGTTCAATGCACTATAAAGGAACAGTAACAGGAGGTAATTTACCTACAACAGGTGTTAAAAATGGTGATACTTATAAAGTAGCTGAAGCTGGAACTTATGACGGACAAGCAGCTAAAGTTGGAGACTTATTTATAGCAGTTGCCGATGGAAGCAATTTTGCTTGGACTTATATACCATCAGCAGATGATACAGCCGTAACAAGCATCACAGCAGGAACTGGTTTAACTGGCGGAACAATTACAACTACTGGTACAATAGCTTTAGCTACAAGTGGTGTAACTGCCGGAACATATCAAGGAATTACTGTTGATTCTTATGGTAGAGTTACATCTGCTCAAGATATGGGATATACAACAAATACCGGTACTGTAACAAGTGTTGGTATTACTCAAGGAACTGGTATTACTGTATCTGGTGGCCCAGTTACAACAAGTGGTAATATTACAGTTGGTTTAGCAGATGTTTTATCAAGTGCCCAAACTACATCTGGAGTATATCCAATCAAAGTAAATAAACAAGGTCAAATTACAGAATTAGGTAGTGCGGTAACTATTTTAAAGAAATATTCTGCAACTTTGACAGGAGATTCAAGTAAAACAAGCTTTACTGTAACTCACAATTTAAATAGCAGAGATGTTATCATTCAAGTTTATGATAATTCAAGTTATGATGAAGTAATTGTTGATATTACTAGAACTAATGCAAATACAGCTACTATTGGATTTGCTAGTGCACCTGCTACAGGAACAAGTTATAGAGTTGTAGTAATTGGCTAATTAAGGAGGTGGCTAAATGCAACTATTAAGTACATTAAATAGTCTTGATAATGTTGCTGATGGTTCTACAAGAAAGCTTCTTAAAACCGCCACTTCGAGCGGTTCTGGGAATGCAGTAACCGCAGTTAGCATTTCAGGCGATACATTAACTTATACAAAGGGCTCATCATTTTCATTAAGCAATCATACTCACGATGATGCCACTACATCGGTTGCCGGATTTATGTCGGCAACCGACAAAACTAAACTTGGAAATATTTCAGGATATTATGGAACTTGTTCTACTGCAAAAGGAACGGCTGCTAAAGTTGTTACTTGTAGCAATTTCGTATTGGCAACTGGAGCCGTTATCTATGTAAAATTTACAAATGCCAATGATTATAATGGCACTGCAACATTGAATGTTAATGGCACTGGAGCAAAAGATATTGCTAGAGTAGGAACAACAAAAACAAGTAGATATTATTGGACTGCCGGAGAATTGGTCGGATTTGTTTATGATGGAACAAATTATTTGATGATTGATAAGGGTACTGCAACAACCACATATTATGGTTTAACAAAATTAACAACAACTGCAACAAGTACATCTGAGGCTTTAGCATTAACGCCAAAAACTTTAAATAGTCTTGCACAAAATATGATTGCTGGTTGCGAGGTTTATTCATCATCTTCAACTTATAATATTGGAGATAGAGTAAGATATGGTTATAACACTTATGAATGTATTACAACTATATCGACAGCGGAATCTTGGACGGCAGCACATTGGAAAATGTTAGACCCAATACAAACTCAAATTGATAATGGGGTGAGTGCTAAAATATCTTTGGCCAGCCCACAACAAACTTATTATTTAACCGGAGTAAAAACAACTGTTTCTGGAACAGCAGAATTATATAATAGTTATCTTTCTAATACATATACTGGAATAAAATATGTAACTTCTACTTCTGAGGCTGGTGGAAGTTTATATGTAGACGACAGAGAAGTCGTTACAGGATTATATTACGAAATTTCATAGAAAGGAGAGATTTATAGATGGCTACAGTTAAGTTTTATGATGATAAAGAAAAAACTAATCAAGTCTATCCAGACATAAATCCAGACGGAAACTACCCTGGTGTAACCGTAGGTCTAGCCAACAACTTAACATCAACTGATGGTGTTACAGACGTTGATACTTGGCGCTACCGTTCAACTGCCGGAGAAGCAGACGTTTCTGACGGATATGCAACTATACAAAAATTGATTGGTTCAACAACATCTTCTACAATAGAAGAAAGCTTAACATACAACTTATTAACAACAGGGGTAACTGCTATAACTGTTAATTCATCAACATTCAAAACCAAAATAAGCACATCTGGAACTTATAATTTTATTTATACGCCAATTATATCATATAGTTCTGCTCTAGTTTACTCATTAAATAAGAGCACTTTTGCAAACTATGTTAATATGGCAACTGGTACTTATACATTTACTTATACAGCCGTTGTATCACCAGTTGATACTTCTAGTGTAATAAGTACATTTACACAAAGTACATTCGTAAGTAAAGTTAGTGAAACTCCAGGAACTTATACATTTACTTATAATGGTTCAAATTGGCAACTAGATGGCTCTAACGTAACAATGTCTCAATATGGTATTACAACTAAAGGAACTGAAACAAGTGGAACAACAATCACAATCTACTATACTTCAAACTCTTGGTATATTAGCAATGCTTCAGTTTCAATGGGAAGTTATGGTATTGCTACAACTGGTTCAGAAGCCGTTGGTGATACAATCACAATCAGTTATACAGCTAATAATTGGCAACTAAGCGGTTCAGACGTAACATTATCTCAATATGGTATCACTATTTCTAGTGGAACTGCCGCAATAGATGATAATATCCAAATCGTATTCGTTGCTGAACAAATTGGTGCTATTGTCACAACAAATCCTACGGCACTTTACAGCGTAGGTATGAATCAATTTAATAAGAATGGTTCACAAATATTTACTGGTTATACCATTGGTTCTAATGGCGCAATAACTACAGCAAGTGGTACAAACGTAATCTACTTTAAATGTCTAGGAGGAGAAGTTTATACAATTTACGACAGCAATGCTAACGCAACTGGAAGAGTCGGATTTATTTCAACTGTTCCTACAACTTCATCTACTGTTACCGTATTAAGTACGGTCTCTGCTTCTGAATGGGCTGATTATTTAGTAAATAATACTTATATGAAGCACTATCAACCAAGCGGAGATGGATATTTAGTAGTGGCTACGAGTGACCTTGATGACTTATGTTGCCACTTAACTTGGGAAGCCGTAAGAGATGAAGAATATGAATCATATTTTGATTATACTTATGACATTCCTTACACTGATGCTAATGGTACAGTAATCACAACTTATGGTCTAGTAAACTTAGACGACACAACAAGTTATTATGATGAAATCAACTTTGAAGAAGGAAAATTCTATAAGAGAACTGCAAGAATCGAATATAGCGCTGAAAACTTAGCAACTGTTCAAGGATATGGCGTTCCTTATTTATATGATGATAACTGGATTTATTATGGTATTGACACTGTTGAATATACTCTTGAAGATGAATCTAGTTCATATAGAATCTCAGACTATGGTACTGAAGAATTTATTGGAACAACTCTACCATTAACAGCACAAATATTCTATCAAGATAACTTAAAGAACAAAATAAGATTCTCTATGGAAGTTATTGATAATAAAGTTGAAGAAGTTAATTCAAGTTCAGATTATACACAATATGCTAGCGCAAGAGCCGTATATAACCTAGACAACGCCTTAAGACATATTTTAGGTCTTGATGTGGAAACATTCTCAACAACTAAAACATATAATGTTGGTGATTATGTAGTTCACGATGGTAAGCTATGGAAATGTACTACTGCCGTAACAACAGCCGGAGCTTGGACTGGTAATGGTTTATTATTAGATACCGGAAGTTCGACTACTGAAGGATTCGTATTAGACTATGATTCTGCTAAGTGGTTAGCTTACTTAGATGCTGATAGACCTGGACAACCTTGTTCTTTACCTTCAATATATTCTCACGATAACGGAACATATGAAGTGCATTTAATGTATGCAACTTATTCTAATGATTACACTTATAATTCTATTGAAGAATTGGCTGAAGCAACTGGAATTGTTGTTAGTAGTAAAATTGGTGCAACAGCACTATTTAATTATAACAGTGCAAATAACCACTGGACTGAAAGTTATCTTTTCAAAGCTAACTAACTTTGGAAAGTAACTTGAAGTCTGGAACGTGAGCGTATGCGAATGTTCTGGACAGAAAACTGAT